TGAAAGTATTCTTGCCCACTCACTCTTAGGTGCATCTGGATCTAATAGATAACCAGTCTTTCCATTGATAATGGTTTCGTGGTAGCAACCAACATTAGAGGCTACCAGAGGGGCTGCGTACCTTCCAGCTTCAGCGACTTTGATATCGGACTTGGAGTCGTTGAAAGGGTTCATCTTTAGAGGAGCTATGGCTATGTCCATGTTGGCATAAAAGGCTCCATAATCGTTGGGAGGTAGAGCAAAATGGATTCCCCAGTTCGCTTGACCCTTGAATCCCCTCAGAAGTTCGGTCTTATAGTGGTTCCAAGCCTCAAACTGCCAGTCCTTTTTTTGGCCGGGAGCGGGCATTGGAGGATGCCCATAAAAGTCCCAACGCACGTTCTCCCTTCCAACCTTTTGATTAACCAAGTGTGGAACTCCAGCAAACACTTTTACATCTGGATTGTGATGAATCCCTCCTGCCCAGCCAATACGAACTTGCTTAGATGATTGCTTTTGAAAGTTCCATGCGGGTAATTTGTAATCTATAGCATTCTTAATAACAGCTAATACTTTAGTGCAAAACGGTTTTATTCTTTCTGCAAACTTAAGTTGAGTTACAGTTACTAAATCACAATTAGAATAAATAAATTTGGTAATTTCAGATAGTCCTTGATCTTTATAAACTCCAGCTAATTTATGCTCATCGTATAATTCAGTTAGCAAGTCATCGGTATCGAAGTGTACAAACTTCTTATACTCCTTTCCTAAACCAACTAATCTAGCGGTGTATTGAGCACCCCTGTTGTTCAGGTTGTTTATGAAGACCACATGAGTGTTTTTTATCATGCTGTGATCTTCTTGCCATCCTTGTGGAGCGGGTTTTCCGGGTTCAGGCCACTTAAGAGGATTCTCCTCAATAATAACTTCTACCTTATCAGGGTATAGCTCTTGTAACTTAGAGAAGGGGCTAATTGCTCTATAGTATGCACAACCGCCGTCGTTAGCCTTCACTACCAATATTTTAAGTTTGTCAGACATAAAGGACGGCATATTATAGATGAAAATAAAAAATCCCTGCTAGGATTTTCTCCTAGCAGGGACCGAACTACAAGATACTCTCTCTATCTCACGCAGTCTTGGTCTCGTCTATACGAGCACTAACCTCGGGAACTTCGTCCCCATTTGATACAGGCTTCTCTAGTGGCTCCTCCACGACCTTCTGTGTATGCAGCATACCTAGGCCCTTAGCAACACTAACTATAGCACCCTTGAGATCTACTGTTCCGTCAAGTGGAAGTGCTGCCTTCAAAGCATCAGCAAAGTGTTGTCTAGGTCTACGGAATAGCAACGCAATTATACCTGCGTATGCTGCCAAACTTGGAAAGAGTCCTGACAATACATCCCATCCAATCGTCGCAACTCCCTCAGCAAATCCGAGCCAATTATCATTGGGCTTAAGTGGGATTTGTGGGGCTTCTGCCATCACGGCTTCCTTAGGGACCAAAACTATAGTCTTTCCCTCCCAAGCATCTTGTAGTTCTTGCGGGAGACTCTCCACAGGAACTGATCCAACCTCTCCCTTGTAATCAGGGAGAACCCACTCTGAAGTGGTGATAACCTTACCCTCAAGATATGGAGGGTAACCAGCGCATCCGGCAAACAATAGCGCGAATGCTAGAAAAAATCCTAAAATGTTTCTATTCATATTATTCATAATCATGCCTCTAAACTTGTTTCGTAATCATCATCACTAACATCGTTACCCTTTTTAGCTACACTAGGCGAAGGGCTTAGTGAAGCCAGAAGAGTTGCGACAATCTGCTTACCAGTATCATAGTCTCCCATTTGAATGAGAGTGCTAAGATCTATTGCAGATTCCATCCAAGCTGCCATCTCAGCGTTAGTTCCTGCTGGACTCTTCTTGGTGCGAACCTTGGAATTGTCGTAAGAGTTGTACTCTCCGTTCTTTCCAAGATCTACAATGTAATCATTGCCGTTCTTCAAATCAATAATCAGTGAGTTCTCTGGATCCTTATCATCCATGTAATCCTGATCAAGAACGTCTGCCATGATCTTTGCAAAGAGCTTCTTACCAGTGGAGAAGATCTTGACTGGATCACTTCCAGATTCCTGAAGTCTACGATCAATAACATTCATGTAATAACGTGGGTTAGCCTTGATCTTGGTAGCCATATCACCAAACTTGGACTTCTTACCCTTCTCAAGTCCAAGATCCTTGTGCATCTTCCACAGATCAAAATAGAACTCACAGACAGGGCAGTGCTCATTCTGCACCTTCCTGCAGTGATAGTTGCGGATGTTTCCTTCGGCATCCTCGTAACGATGGATAGCTGACTCGGCATAGAACTCCATCTTGTCCTTCTTTCCGGGAAGGATTCTGATGACGTTCTTACCTTGCTCCAGCTTAAGATACTTATCCAGTGCGTTACCAGAGCCGGAGGAGTTTCCGCCCTTAGTGCTGTTAATTAGTTCTTGATGCTTTCTACGAAGTTCTTCTAGTGTTGCCATGTTTTTTCTCTTTTTAGTTATAGTTGTTTTTAAAATTATGAGTACATCTTTGTTTCAGATCTTTGGTTTGCAGATAGTTGAACCAGCATGTCCTTCTTATGTTCTAAGGAGAAACACAGTGCTTTCAACCAACCGTAAACCTCTTCAACGTCTATCAGATTATATCTCAACTCAATGTACTCGGGTTGAGTTTTGATATAATCTTCTAGGTATGTAGCTGTCGCCTTAGATCCTGAGGATTTATTGCGAATCAACTCATCGTTCTTAGTTTTACCACAATACTGTTCAAATGCAACAGTCATTCTGTCCAAAATTCGCTTCACATAAACTAATAAGCCGTGGTAATGGGCATAAAGTATGCTGTGATGCATTAACTCATCCTCAAGATTAGACTTAGAATACTTATGCAGACTTTCAGCTATTTCATTATACTGATCTAAGTCTAACTTAAGTACGGTATCCTTATTTAAAAATACTTTAGATTTCATAGCTTTTGACCCCTGTATAATAGCTCGGTTAGCTCAGGATTCAAGTTCATAAATAAAATTAATCCAGTCGTTAATCTTTCGGTCAACGGTTCATTCTTAATTTTAATTTCATCCTCGTCATCTAAACCACACAGATGCAATATACAGTGGAAGATCTCATGGATCAAGGTTTCCCTAGCCCTAGAATCGTCTAGGGTGGCTTCTAGGAAGATCTTTCCTTCGTCTAGGTACGTCACCCCATCGCACTTGGTAGCGTCCCTATGCAGGTTTGTAGACAGGTATAGGACAAATCTCTTATGTCCTAGGTTTACTGCCTTTATGTCAGCCTTCTCAATTAAACGATAAATATGATGTTTATCTTTAACTAAGCTAAAATTAACGTCTTTATCTATATTTTTAACATTAACTTTCAATTTAGCCCCCCGAAGAGTCCAACTCAATACCACCTTGGCACTCTTCCATTCTCAGGTTAACATAGTTAACCGATACTGGAACTAGATAGTGTTGTTTGGAGTCTCGGGCTTTTACTACATAGGCTCTTAATCTGCCCTGATCATACTCTTCTTGGCTCTGATTAAGACTGATAGCCCAGTCGGCTGGTCTGATCTTGCCGTAGCTATCGCCAAGTTCGGCATCCGTAATGATAGGAACCTTTCTACCCATACGGTTAGTTTGGGTAGCAGTCCAGACTAGGCAATTTTGTTCTACTGCCAGCCCTCTTAACTCCTGAGCAATACGCTCCTGAGCCTGATACTCGGCATCGATATTACGGTTTGGGCGAAGAAGCTCTAGGTAGTCTACAATAATAACCTCTGGGATAAAGTTATAGTGTAACCTTAACTGGACAAGGAGGGCACGGATATCATTAACATTAATTTGTCCGGTAGGGAACTCCTTAATGAATAGTTGAGAGTTATCGAACTTCTTCTGGAAGATCTTAAGCCTATCCTTTACAAGACCTTGTTGATCCTTGATCTTGGCATTAGGAACCAAGGTTAGAATAGAGTCGAATCTTTGTGCAATCTTGTCCTCGGACATCTCCAACGAGATATAAAGGACTTTGCGATTCTCCATCAAGGATACTGCACCCTGATTTACTAGGTATAAGGACTTACCTACACCGGGAGGAGCAATGACCATGCAAAGCTCCTTGGCACAGTTACCTCCCTCAAGGTAGTTGCTGCAAGATTCAAATACTGTCTTGTATCTATTCTTATCACGTTCAACATGGAAACGAACAAAACGCTCGTCAATATCATCAAAGTAAGTCTGACCGATATTATGAGTTCTACTTACGAGAAGAGCCTTACGAACCTCTTCCTCGATAGCAGCAGTGTTATCTTCCTCAAGATACTTAATAGACTTCTTGATAGCTTCCTTCACAGCCTGCTTCTTTGCAAACTGTTCTACAAGATCAAGAACAAACTCACGATTATCAAGGATAGACTTGTCGATGTTGTTTACACCATCAATATCATCCTGATAATCTGAGATTGATTCCTTCTTAGGAAGATCCTTACCGATGAACTCGATAAGTATATCGTCAGAAGGAAGCCTCTTATACTCGTTGTAGTAATCTTTTACAGCATTGAAAATTACTGCATAGGATGGATAATCAAAGAACTCTGGCTTGATAAGACTTACTATCTGTGAGAAGAAGTCTTGATCGTACTTAACCAGAAAGAGGATACCTTTTTGAATTTTCTCTGAAAGTGTGTAAGCCATATTATCTCTTGTAGTCGTTGCAATAGAAGCCGGGTCCGTAGAAATGCACAGGGTTAGCGGTCAACACACGCTTACCGTATTTCTTGCACTTCTTACATTTAGCTCTAGTGGGAGGTTTGCTCATAGAGCCTTTTACATCCCACTCTATACCACATTTATCACATCTGATCAAGTAAAAAGGCATATTTCACTGAGGGTGAGGGTTTCTTGGCCCACGTTTTGCTAACTCTCTTGACAAGCCTTCCTGTCTTTTCATTTTAGCTTCCTTATCCTTAGTTCTCTTTACGACACCTTGCTTCTCAAGAACTTGAAAATTTGGTTCATAAGATTTGTAGTGTTGCCATCCCGTCTTTTGTCTTTGCTTGGATGCCTCTATGTGAGTTTCATAGAACTCATGAGCTTGTTGCTTATTAAAGCCCTTTTCAGCAAACTCACGACCAACTCTTTTAGTCTTCTCTGTAATTCCACCAATCTTAACACCAATGTCTACGTTGTAGAATCTTTTTGCAGATTTGTGGCATTCAGGGCACTTGC